AGGTAGGCGGTGCCTGCGATAGGACCTTGCGGCATTGAAGTCTCTCCTCAGTTGGGGACTTCAATCTTTATGCGCTGCCGCTCGCGCGAACACCAGCGCACCGCCGCCGATACAATCAGCGGTCATCCTCGCTACCGGAGCGGGCTTGCGGGATCAGCGCGCTCTGGAAGAAGCCCTTCGGCAGCAGCCGCTGCAAGAACGGCGCGTCGGGATAGATCATCTGGATGGCTGCCTGAACCCCACCGCCCTCAGCCATCAAGACAGCGGATTGCTTCTCGAAGCGCTCCCAGACGAACGACGCCATGCCAGCGCCGATCACCATCACCGACGCATCGTACTTCCCATCCCTCTTGCTGTAGATGGCGAACTCACCCGGTACATCCTGAAGCGGTGAGAGGTCCCCGGCGACCTCGACGCTCAGGTCGAGATAAACAATTCGTGATCGACCGCGCCATGTTTTTTCGAACAGCAGCATCTTCGCCCACGGTCCCGGCAGCCCAGCCCCGGCGATGTCGATGAACTCGACGCCCTCGCATCGCTCTGGCTGATCGGTCAGGCAGACGATGCCGTAGGGCTGCCGCGCGTGCCGCATGATCCCGTCGCGGAGCTTGGTGACGCTCTTGAACGGGTCGGTGCCGGTCCTGACCAGCGCGTAGTTCAGGTCATAGATGATCCTCACGCCACCCTCGCGGTTTGCTCATCGCTACGATTGAGATGGCAATCGCCCCGAAGTTTCCGCCGATAATAAAAGCCGCTGCAATCCAGAACCAGCACATGGGAGCACTCCCTACTTCAGCATCTCCACTCCATCATCCAGCGTCACCTTCTGAAAGCAGGCGATGCTTGATGTAGGACAAGCATTGACGACGCTGATGCCCAGCCGGGTCAGGTGAGGAACGTAGACCGCGAAGTGCCGCGCCCACTTGCCCCAGTTCTCTGCGGCCTGAGCGCGCCGCTTCTCGGGCTTCTTGTCGGAGCCGTTCTCGTAGGTCCCGTCATAGTCGAAGCCGAATAGCACGACCCGCTTCGCCCGCTTGTGCATGCAGATTTGCATGGCTCCGAAGCCTGAGGTCCCGCCGCTGTAGATGACGCTGGGGTCCGGTGAAACGTCCTGACCGTCGAGCCGCCGCAGGAAGGTGATGTTCTTCGCTTGCGGCACGCCAGCCATCTGATCCTCAGGCAGCGCCCAGTAGATGCGGGACTGCAAGTTCTCCAGCCTGTCGAGCCACATCCCCTGACCGAAGCATGCGTCAGCCCACGGCATCGTATCGATCAGGTTCTTGATGGCGAGGACGTGCGCGCCGCGCAGCCGCTCGAAGTCGAAGCCCACCAGCGATGGACCGCCACCGACTATCGCGACCGGCTTATCATCCCAGAATGGCTTCGTGATCTTTCCGTAGACATCCATGAACCCGCCCTGTCAAAAAAATGGATGGCGAGCGCCGCCGCACCCGCCATCCTCATTCGTACTAGAGCGCGATGTCGGTATCAACACCACGGTTATACTGCAATCTGAACTGAGCCAAGACCGCGAAGATGCGGAGTTGATTGATCAGGTCAGGCGGGTAGAGGACGTTGACCCGGTTGGGATCATTCGGGTCGCGCTCCACGATCAGGTTCTTCTTGAACGCCTGAGCGTTCTCGACGCGCCCCAAGAACTCATCGGCGCGGTACTGAGCGATCAATTCCGCCTTGATGATCTTCGGGGTGACGATGGCCTGACCGGCTCCGAACCGCGTGCCGTCATCCGCCAGCTTGTGCCTCGGGTACTTGCTGGTGATGGCATGCCGCTGCGAACGGAACAGCGCCGCGAGGGTCGCGAGCGTCGGCACCAACTCGTAGGCGTCGTCACCCTGACCGTAGAGGTTCTTCTGGTAGGTCGTGCTTTCACGAAGCAACGCCGGGATGCCATCGTCGTTGACGCCCTGCGTTGCGATGCCGACCCCGGAGAAGTCGTTGCACTGCTTCTTGGTGAAGCGCTGATGCTTCGGAGCCGGAAGGCAGCCCTCCAGCGCCAGCGTCTGCAACGGGCGAGCCGGGTCGTTCAGAAGCGCGCGAGCAGCCTTCGCAGCATAGGCAGCCGCCCAGACCCACGTAGGCGACGGAGCGTTGGCTTCGATGCCCAAGATGGAAAGCACGCCGCTGTTGTTCTCGGGACCGTACTCCACGATGTCCGAGTAGCCCTTGTCCTCACCCTGCTCGATGCCCTTGTAGGCACCAAAGATGTGACCGTAGAGTTGACGCAGCCAGCCCCAGCGACCCGTGTCTCCGAAGCCGTACTCAGTCTCCAGTAGCGAGAGCGAGGTGCTGTCGGTGTAGCCGGTCGCAACGTACTCGTAGATTTCATCGCCAAGGTTGGTCAACGCCGTGGTGATGTCAACGGAGCCGGTGCCGCCGGTCAGCCGGTGACCCGGAGGAACGGTCACGACCAGACCGACCGGGATGCGCTCCGCTGCGAGCGCGCCGCCATAGGCGAGGCGCACGTCGATTTCGTTGCCCTCGACGCCCTTCCACTTCGCGGTCAGATCAACAACGCCACCGACCCCGACCAGCGCCGTCACCGGCATCGAAAGGTCAGCGTTGATCGCATCTTCAATCTTCTTCGCGACATCAGCGATAGCCTCGCCTGCCCCGACGAAAACCTGAACGCGACGACCCGCAATGTAGATGGGCAGCGTGCCTGCGGAGATGGCGGGCTGCGTGACGGTCAGCGCGCCCATCGCCGGGACGCCTGCCGCCGCTTCAGCGATGGGGACAACCCAAAGCTCCTGCGCGAAGTTGTTCTTGGTGAAGCTCTCGACCATCATGTCGAGCATGCTGCCGTAGCCGAACAACTGACGAGCGTCTGCCTGAGAAGGCACCGGGATGGGGACGTTCGCCACCGCTGAGCCGTCAGCGCCCTTGGTGCCGATGATCAGCGAGGTCAGCCGGGACCGGGGATAACCAGCCATGCTGGGATCAACCTCGACCCAGTAAAGCGGCATCTTCCAGTTGCCGGGAATGGAGTTGAATGAAACGGGCATGTGCGCGGTCTCCTTCTCAAGTCAGGGGTTGGTGCGGTCGTTGACCGCCGTTGTATCGTCCCGCCTTCGACTTCGCCGCCGACGACAGCGCAGCCGTGATTTCGTTCTGCGTCAGGTCGTACTGGCGAATGATCTGCATGACCGCATCCGGGTCGGTATCGACGGAAGGATACCGCGTCTCGATGTGCAGTAGATTGAAATCGTCCTCGACCACCGGGTCGAACCAGCCGGTGAATTCCATCACCATCTCGACCCTGATTTCGAACAGCGTCGTCTCGCCCACCTTGGCGTACTGGCTCTGACGGTCCATGCCGGTGAAGCCCTCGACCAGACGGACGAACTTCGGGTTGGTCAGTAGGATGTCATCCAACTCGGACATCATCGCTTCCAGACCCAGCAGCTTGTTCTGGTCGTCGGTGTCAGCCCACTCGCCGCCGGAAAAGCCCAGCGTGAGTTCGTGCTTGAACTTCGGCTCCGCGTGGTTTGGTCCCATGCCGGTGCGCCGCTCACGCAGGATGTAGACGCCCAGCAGCGGGAGGTCGGTCGGCTGGACCTGAAGCGCGGGCGTGTTGCGGTAGGTCCTGAAGCGCGAGCCGAAGCCAGCCTGCAACAGACGCATCGCCTCGGTCTGCATCATGCTGGCGTAATGGCTCATGGCTTCTGGGTCCTCAGCATCAACATCGCGCCGCCCTGACCATCAAGGTCGCTGTCGCCAATCCAGTACTTCGAGCCGAACGCCGGGTGGCGACTGTCGATGATCTCTACGAGGTCACCGCGATCAGGCGGCGGTCCCGCGAAGTCCCGCACCCGAATGCCCAGCGAGGTCTGCTGATCGGAGAAAATAGTATCGTCCTGCATCTGAACATCGACAGGCGAGGACGAGTAGATGCCGCGCAGATCATATGGCTGCGCGGCGGGGTCGCTGACCAGCGGCGTGAAGCGGACGAGGATTGAAAAGATATCCTCGCACTTGTTGAGGACCAGTGCGTCGAAGTCGATCATGGTCCAGCACCGCCATTAAGTGTAGACGCCGCTCTGCAACGCGAGAGGCCGCGTGCAGAAGTTGAGCGCATTCATCTGCGTGTCGAGATGGATGCCCTTGTCGTTCTGCATGGTGTACTGCTTGACGTAGCGCGGCTTGCCCATCGTATTGACGGTCTCGACGTAGTCCGCAGGCGCGTAGACCGTCGCGAACAGGTTGGGCACGCCGGTCGGATAGAAGTACGCCTTGTTGGTTTCGACCATCGGCACGCCGGAAACGTAGCCGCGATAGTTCGTCCAGAGGATGCCGCCGAACTCGAAGCTGCCCCACGACTGCCCTGCGGAGATGTAGCTGGTCCGAAGCTCAGCCGCACCCACATGGTTCAGGTAGGTCGCCCGCACTTCGGGTGACATGATCAGCGCGTCGAAGAACGCATCGCCGCAGATGGCTTCGACGCCTGAGAACATCAGACCGTCGAGGTTCGCACCCATCGTGCGAATGACCTCTTGGCACTTCGCCCTGACCGCGCCGGTTGCCGGGTTGGCGCTGAACGGGAAGCTGATCGCCGCCGGTTGCACCAATCCGTACTCGGTGAACAG